ACTCCCGAGAGAATCAGAGACCCATTGTTGTTAGATTCAAAATGTCCCAGATATGACCCTGCTGTAAGAGCCGCTGCATCTTTTACATAGATCCCTTTTCCAGAGATAGCCGCCGCATCTGCGGTTGTTCCCTGGAGATTAATCCGGATAGCCATTCCTGCCTCGGCCACCGCGCCACTGTCGGACTCCATATTAATGAAACCCTCTCCGGCTGTACCTAACCAAGGCCCGAGATCTGCCAATATCCCCTGGCCTGTAAATGAATCCGCTACGTCAATTTTGATGACATCTGCGGTTGTGCCCTCATTATCAACATGAATAGCTGTGTTTGTAAGCGTGTCGAGGTATACCAGGGACTCGCCCGCCTTAATCGCCGCCTGCGATTCCGCGTGGAATGCCTTGCCCTCAACCGCTGTACCTGCTGTACCAGTCCCCTGCAAATTAACTCGGATAGCCTGGCCTACTTCGTTGACTGCGCCGATATCGGTTTCTATATTAATGAAACCCTCGCTTGTCGTGCCTAACCATGGGCCGAGATCTGCAACAATTCCCTGTCCTGTATAAGAGTCGGCCACATCCACTTTCACGCCGTCCCCGGCTGCGATAAGTGCATCGATCTTGATAGCGAGTGCGCCTTCTGTATCTATCTCCAGTGCAGCGACCGTCGCTGTAGTAGTGTCCTGATCAATAAGCACCGCCGAATGGCCACTTGCCGCTGTGTGTGTCTGTTCAACAATTGTTAATACTGGGCCTGTCACTGTGGCCTGAGCCCGCTCAATCTTAGTTGTATCATCTTCGTCGGTATCAATTTCCATTTTACCGTCGTCAATCTGCATATCTCCTGTGGTGATCGTGATTACATCTGTACTCGCTACCCCACTATGTACCGCCACGCCATCTTTTGCGAGGGTGTAGTCTGTACCTGTGCCCGCCGCTTCGATGAAATAGGTTGACGTATCTGGAATTGCGTCGCTGTCAAGATACAACATAGCCCCACCCGCTTCCAGGGCATCCGCTTGTATCGCAATAACATTGGCGGTTGTGGCGCTGTCAGCTACGATGCTAATAGTGGATGCTGTCGTGGCTGCATCTACTATTTTAATAACACCGCCAGAGGTACGTGTACCCGCTGCTGAAATGTCCAGAATATCGGATGTTGTGACTGTATTATTAACCAGTGTAACAAGGTCCGCGTTCGCTGTATCTGTTATAGATATAACGCCACCGGCCATAGTCAAATCCACTGTCGCCGGTAAATTAACCGCCGTTGCCGACCCCCCCAATACAATTGGGCCTGTACCTCCAGCGGTTCCTATGTTAACCCCGCCGGTTGTCGCAGCGCCATTAAGCGTAAGTGCAGTGTTTGGTGAATTCGCAATTACAGTATCCTGGGCGATTGATGTTGCCGTTATGGTGCCCGAGGCTGTCACATTTCCCGATGCATCGACATCGAAATTGGTATAATCAATTATACCCGTTGTGCCTATAATCGCGTTGGTGCCTACACTGATAGCATTTGTATAATCGGTATCAGTCAAGTCGAGTGCTAATGTCTCCGCGGCATCCGGGCTCATTGTCATTTTACCGGCTGCAGTTAACTGCATGTTGTGAGCTGTAACTATGAGATCCTCGCCCGCCGCGCTTCCTGAGTCGGGGTTGATAGTGATCGCGGAACTTGCGCCCGCCGTGATCGCGCCTGCGCCCACAAAATCAAGGGAGTTGATATCCAGGACCGTACTCTCAATAGTAATAGAACCCGCGTCCCCGCCGTCGTTTATGGTTATTGCCCCAGTTGTAGCTGAAACATCGAACTCGCTAAAATCAATCTGGGTAGTTGTTCCTTTGATGACGTTTGCCCCGGTGTTAAGGGCGTTGGTAATACTCGCATCACTGGCATCTATGGCATCCACGATTGTACCTAAAGTTGTGTTAAATTTGATACCGTCTGTTATAGCCTGGGCCACTTCGGCATCAATCTCAAGAGCCGCCGCCTGAGTCCCGGCGAATGTATTTGCTATTTGTACCTTGCGCCCGGTAACCGTCAAATCAATTTCGAGGTCCCCGCTTGCGTCCGCATCAATAGTATTGCCATTTGTATACGCCTCATCCAAAGTCATTGTAGCCGAAACGCCTATCTCCGTTACATTACCGGAGTCGTCTATAAAATAGGGTGTGTCGCTATTAACATAAAAATCAAGAAACCCCGACGGAGGCGTATCATGTGCCGCGCCCTCGTCCCGGTATCGCATCCCGTATTTCGCCTGGTTGGGTTCCACCGCGTAGGCGGAACCCATAAAGGCGAATATGAGAATAAAAATAAAAAGTAAAGACTTTCTAAACATTATTAACCTCCTGTTATTCGTCAATTGGGGCTGTAGTCCCGTTAATACTCTGAACTACAGATACGTAATCCATCGCGCCAACTTCAACGTCCCATGCTACGCGGAATTGAGCCGCGACTCGGGAGTCAAGATACATTTGCGTGTCCATTCCAAGGTTAACAAACTCAAATCGCAATTTCCATTTTCTTTTGTACTGGCGTTTGAAATCTCCCATATACCACGCCGTGGTTGACAGGTCATCAAGTTTCGGGCTTGACATAATTCTATCAAGTGGTACCGCGAAAGCTCCCTCTGGGCCCCAATTAGATACTTCGTTAATAAGTCCGCTCACTCGTTGACTTTGAGCGATTGACAGCATAACACCTAATTTGTTATTAGGCATGAGTATGTTAACTCTCGACCAGTTCACGTTAATTCTTTTTCCGCGTTCGTTTTTCATTGCCATGAGTACCGTTCGCGCATTGTCGAGATCAGTATAATCTACGAGGCCATTGTTATTTATGCGAGTTCCTGATGGGGCTCTTGCCCCTGGGCTATTGGCTGTGGCATTATACAACTGAGTGCCTGACCCATTCGGGCGGTATGTATACGGCTCCGCCGGAGATGTGCCCGAACCGCTGTGATCTGTAACCCTGAGTAACGTTAGCTCCTCAATATGCTCCGCTGCAATCTCTCCGAGTGCGTTGATTTTTGTTGCTATATCGCTAACATTATTTTCCTCGATGGCTTCCATTGAGATTGTCAATTTCCGACCATTTCTTCGATGTCGAATTTCGACTTTCTCTTCACTCGCCCCAATCTCAGGAAACTGATCCAGTTCCTTGACTTCGTCTTGGTCCTTATCTAACGTATGCACCTGCGCGATGGTCGTTACTTTCTTGTTATCCTCCATCTCTGTAACGAGATCCTGACCGATCGTGGGCACAGCTTCATAACTTTCGTTAATAGCGGCGACCGCAAGGGTGCCTGTCAGTACCGGAAAAGCGTTTGCAGATACAGTTCTTTTGATATTAAGCTCCGAATTATTCATTTCGACGGGAACTTTTATATCGTGCAGGGCGGTAAACATGCTATCCCACCGTTGGATATCTGAAAATTTTAGTTTCCCATCGTCGACTGATTTCTGTAATTTCCTTACGAATTCAGTCGGGTTTCTTTTTGCCAGCTCCCGGATTTCATAGGGAGAGGCTGAAGACCCTACCGGAATTATTGTACTTTTGAACTTTGACATTATTTTAATACTCCTTTTTATTTATTGTTTACGAGCCATCTGTCCAGGCGCCCTGAATAATCATCGCTGTAAAACCATCCGTGCTTTCTGTTATCAGATGCACACTGTCGCCCGCTGCTGAATTGTTTGTCAATTTGTTACCTGCTGATAGCAGTGCACCTGTGAGTCTGATCGTGTCCGCCGAATTAGGGTCAATGCTGCTGGTTTCCGCTGCATCTGAAATAAAAAGGGCATCCATCCCTGATTTAACCGCCGGTAGGGTTACTGTGATAGCACCCGCTATGATGATCAAGGAATTATACATTTGATTTTCGACTAGCGTTGTGCTGGTCGTGAGTGTTATGACCTTACGCCCTGTTCGTGTCTCCTGGGCTTTTCTGAAACCGTACCATGTACACGACTGGTTAAAAGTGACCCTGGCAAAAGACTGATTTCGAATCGTTGTGTCATCTTCCTGGGGATAGTGATCGTCTCCGACGTTAATAGCTACCGCATAAACACCCGCGCCATATGTCAATTTTTGCGAATCACTGGCTGTAAGCGTGAATGAATCGCCTACAACTAACGACCTGGCCGCTGCAAGTTCCATTTCAAAAACATCGTCGGGCGACAATGAATAGAATGACATGTACCTGATGGCCGTCAATTCACCCCTGCCCGAGGCTTTTTGTTCTTCGGCACTAAGTGCCAATGAGTACTGCTGGCCGTCTGCTACGGCTGAAGCCGGTACCCAGTACCCTGTTGTCTTGTTGAAAACGCACAATTCACCGGCTTTTATAGCCTGTGTGCTGCCCGCCTGTACTAGCCCTTTGAACATATCCGGCCCTTTTGCGGACTTGGAATATGCAAACTGATCTTTATTTACCGCCATTTTCTGAAACCTCCGTTATTTATTTTTTTTATGATTTGAACCCGTTGGTGAAAACGTCATCGTCGATATCAAAACCCTCGCCTTTTGTGTCGTCATCTTTCATCGTCGTGCCTTTTGTTGACATGGCCTGTTTGATAATGTGATCAGAAATTTCAAAGTCCTTTTTTCCGTCGAGAACCATGTCTGTCACTTCCGATTTGCATTCCAAACTGACGATTGCCGCCCTTTTAATCAACTCGGCACTATCTTTCAAAAGACCTTTATCTTCTGTCTTGTCTTCGGTCTTATCGTCTGTCTTACTCATTGCCTGTTTGATAGCCGCCTCAACAGCGGGAGCAATTGACGCTTCAACCGCTTGTTTGATCAGGTCCTTGAGCTCGTCGCTCTTACCTAAACCCTTGATTACGTCATCTAAATTCATACTTTCCTCTCCTTTTTGACTTTGATTTACACCGACCGACGTATCAGCCGGTATAGGTGTTAACGATATTTCATGTGCAATCCAATGCGTGTATATTTTCGCGGGACCGGCTATGAATTTTCCGTCCCGATACTCGAAGTTGCCCTGCTCTATATACAATACGTCGTCCTGAGTAACCGGATTTCCGCCGACTGAAATTCCTTTCAACGATCCGCCTATCACTTTTTGAAAAAGTTTTTCTGCTTCCTCGTCTGTGTCGAACGTGATATCGACCCGGCCACGTCTGTCTTCAATAGCCGCATTCGATGTTTTACCTATTATTATATTTTCGTCGTGATTAAAAAGGACGCTTGCCCCGGCGTTGAGAAGGGATAAGTCGACGCTGTCATCATCGTGCATCAGTAACGTAGTGTAGTACCCCTTATTTATAGGCGTCTCGGATGAAAACGACACCCGCATAGTGCGCTTCTTCTCATCAATCTCCGCCCTTTGTATCTCAAAATATTGTTTAGTGTTAAGATTCATCGTCATCTCCTTCGTTATCGTCTTCCGTGGGCTCCAGTTCTGGGGCATCGGCATTTTTATCAGGCCCGACTACTTCCACGTCCTTTAGCATTTCTTCTGCCTCATCTATAGACATCGGGAATGATGCGGCAATCACCTTAGATGCCGTTGATTTGTCCAGCGCCCCCTCGGCAACCTGTGTTACTATAGCTAACATAGCTGCCACTTGCGCCCCATTCAAAGCCGTGCCTGGGTCGACCACATCTTCGGGGTCTGCATTTTGAATACCCCCTATATCCCCGTCGGTATTTTCTATTGTACCAAAGTTCCTTATGCGTTCGTTATCCCTCTCAATCTCGTCAAAAACCTCGTCGGGGTCGTCGCCCCTGCTGGCAATTACCTTCGATATAGACGTAAATCTGCTGTTAATTTCCTCTGTTTTCCCCTTCGCCTCCTTCAGGGGATCTACCCACTGCCACCCCGGCGGAATCCAGCCGTGTTTTGTCGCCTCCTCAATATCAACGGCCCGTATCATTCCGACAACTAAGGCACTATTAATAAGGTGCCTAAATACCGGGGTACATAAATGATCAATTAAATATCGCTGTTTAATACGCATGGTGTGCTGGAACTGTAGTAGTACTGTCCTGGCATTTGAATAGTTCATTCCCTGGAAATTCTGTGCGAGAACTTCTGGTGGTATGTCAAGGGCATTCGCCGGGCCTCTTAGCAATTGATTAACCATTTCCCCGAGTTGTGTGTTGGGCCTGGAGGGCTTATGAATCGTTATATCCTCGTTAGGGTTAAGATACATTATTTGATTATAACCGAACTCGTGAAGGCGCTCGTCCGGATTCCCTGGGTTTGTTTCCGTGGCGTTTTGTTGCCATGTATCCGGGTTATCGACTTTCACAAATCCCGTCAAACATGCATCCTCTATAGACGCGTATATTTCCGCGTTGGTATATTTGTCGAGCTGTTCAAAATCTTCCAAAGAAGAAGCAAACTGTGAATATCCTCTTGACTGTTCGGGCCTTGTCGGATTGAATAAGTGAAAAACGCGCTTGTCCCCATTGCCATAATCCGCTTTGATGACGTCGAACGCGCTCATATCCGATATCATTCCAGGTAATATGACCGCTCCGGGGTGGCTCTTCAGAACATAATACTCAATAGGGGCGTCGTCGTCGTCGTATCGGATACCCTCTTTAACTTTTTCGTCGGTCGCGTATTTGTGGGGGGTCTGTAGTCTATCTATTTCAAGGACTTCCAAACAATACGGGGTCACACGATGCTCATATTTAGACTCACGACCTACTACCAGCACCTCTCCGTCCCTGTCCATAGCCATTTGTGTGATTTTCATCAGGTCGGAGAACGTTAATATGCGTCTAATATCAGCAAGTAACGACCAATCTTTGAACATCTGTTCAACTTGCTTGATAAGTTCGGGGGTACCTGCCTTCGACCGAAGTACGAAACCTTGCCCCACTACGTTATTTGCGATGCGCTTGATCGGACCCGCGACAAAAGGCTCTTCGTATTCCAGGTGCCTAACTTTCTTTCTCCAGACGTCACGCGCCAGATTAACCGCTGAGTCTGCGGATGTCAAAGG